GACATTCCCGGCAGAACAGCAGGTAATCCGGCGAATCCCCCCAGGGTAAGCCGGTTCGCTGATCTCCATCCGCTGTCCGTTCTCTTCCGTGATCGTGGTTTTGCTGGTAAAATCCTTCACCCAACACTCGACGATCAACGTCTGATCTTCAACGGCGTCCTTCTGCCCACCGGAAAACAGGCTGGTAACGGAAGCATAGACCTTCTGGAACACGGATGCGTCGTTGTTGTACTTCGATCCGACAAGCCTGCGGGTTTCCCCGAGTTCCTTGATGATCTCCGCGTCGGCCTTGATCTGATCGGCAAACTTCGGCCATTTCCGCTTGGCCTCACGGACCGACATGGGGTAGAAATGGAGGTTGGCCTCGGCGTCCTGCGACTTCTTGACGTTGACCGGGTACACGCCAAAATGATACGGATCGACGTTGACGGTCCTTACCTCGCCGATTCCGTATTCAAGGTCCGGGTCGAAGATAACCTTTTCAATGGCGCACCCGTTCATCTCGCCCATGGTAACGGACGTGGCGTAACTCTCCTGCTGTTCCGTCTCCCGCCACCAGTGTTCGCAGGTCCGCTGTAACCCCTCGAAAACCATGTCCGACGATTCAGCCGAAGCTCCGACTCGCGCAAGATTAAACGTTGGGGCGTTGTCGGTGAGAGTGTTGACGGTTCTCTGTCGGTGGGTGTGCAAAAGGTTCGCTGACAGCAATGGAACATTCTTGACTTCCTTCTTCCACGGGTTGTTGCGGGAAAGACGGTAAAGGTCTTGCCACTTCTCGTGCAGCCCTTGAGCTACCTTGTCGCTGATGACCTCGCCCACCAGGTCGAAGACTTTCTTGCCGACTTTCGGGTCTCCCTGTGCCGGGATCAATTCAAATGATTCAACGGTGTCCATGCTGCCCCCTTAAAATAAAAAGGCCCTACCAACGGGGATACCGTCAATAAGGCCTGCTAACTGTTCGGGTTAGGAAGTTAGAAAGCTAGATTGAGCTAAACGATGATACTACTGCTTTAGATTTTCCCAATCACGCACTTCTGAACATGTAACTTGTTCAAACTGATCGGACATCTTTTCAATTATTGGTATGATATATGTATCGTTTAACGATTCTGCTCTGGAAATACAAACCGCCTTATCTGTGTCTATCGGAACAAATATCCGCCTCCATCTTTTGTCAACCCATTCATCGCGACGCTTGACAGTGGTGTTCGTGGCGTCAAGTACAACAGCGTCGTGGCCAGCACCAAAAAGAGAAATAACCATATATCTTGCGATAGCCCACACCATAGGCTCCGATTCACCGATAAACCTCTGGCCATGAAGAGCAAAGCGTATGCTGTCTGGGTTTACGATGGGAAAGCCTGTCTGTTGGGAATAAGTTGTTTTGCCTGATCTCGGCAGACCAACTGTCATGTAAAGTTCTTTCATTGTTCTACTTCTCCGTCAAGTTCGCGCTCGACAACGCTTATCACATCACCATCTTTGGTTGATAGTTTTGCGCAAAACAGCAAGCCATTGTCAAGCTTATCAAGCTCTTTGTAGCATTTCTTATCCTTGCACATGTCAACCGCTACATCGCGAGCCCACGAAATGGCCCGCTCTTTGTCAGAGAAAGGGGTTGCGTTAACGTCATAATGGCGATACTCGATAATCACGATATAGATTTTCATTTAATTCTCCGCAATGGTGCGCTTTATTTCGTCAATCAAACTATACATGTTGTAAATAAGCGTGTATCCATCAAGCATATCGACTTCCGGCAATTCAGCTATCAAAGCATAGCGTACGTATCCGAATTCAACATACGGCAAGCACCGCCTCAGCAAGTCGGTGAGCTGCTTTTCTCGGGCAGTCATCTTGTCACCCATTGGCGATGCAGGCCTCATGCTTACACACTGGGCATCTTATTACGGTAAAGTAGCAACCTTGGCCGACTTCAAGCTCAGACCGTCCGCACTTGGCACACCGCACTTGCTTTACGCTTCCAGGCTTTTCATACGACTGGTGCAACCTGAATGGCGTATCTGGTTTGTTGCCAAACGAAAAGCCAGAGTCTTCGTCTCCGTCATCATAAAACCCGTCCTCCCATTCGGTAAACTGATCGTCTCTTTCGTCGTATGGGTTCAGAGAAATATCGTCTCCACGCAGATAGGCTTCTCTCCCTTGCTGGTACGCGTCAGTCATACATCCCCATCATAATACAATTAGCGTCTGCCCATATTTTCGCTTCTGTCTTGCTACTGAACGGAAAATCAACAAACCACATGGCATCTCTTTCATTCCACCCATCATCTCCCGACCAGAACGATTCTCCAAGCTCCTGCGCTAGCCATGGGTTCTCGCATAAAATAACAACATACCATCCATTACTCGAAGGACGGTAGCTGTCGCACCGATTCCATTCCTGGTTGTTTTGCCCCATTGCAGAGATAGCGCTAGATGCAAGTTCACGATTTATTCTTTCCCCTGGCTGCTCAGTCATACATCCCCTCATATTGCGCGTCGAGGTACCCGTCAAGCCACCGCAGCCATTTGCACAGGTCGCTCATGTATGGGTTGTCGTCAACGGACTTTCCCCAATGCTGGGCGTCTCGGCCTTCCTGATAGCAGATATTCACCGTTTCCTTCTCCCGCCCTTCTTCGGCTTCAAACATCCTCCCTTGGCGGCCCCGTACTCTTCCATGAAAGCCACAAACTCGGCATCGCCGAGCGGTCTTTCAGGTGGGTCCGGTTCTTTCAGATCGGTAAACCCCTGGCCGATTACGAACGCCCCACGGTCCGTCTTAAACGTCCCCTCTTCAATAAACGGTCGCTTACGGCACACCGGGCAACGCATATCCACCCATCCTATCGAGAAGTCGAAGGGGAACGGGTCTGGGTAGCCAATTCCAGGAGGCTTGAACATGCTGCTGTCAATCGGCAGGCTCAGAGTGTCCGTGTCTACCGTCGCCAGCCAATGGTCGCAGATTTCACAGCGTACTAATACGTTCACTCTCTACTCCTGCCTGGGCTTCAGTCCACGGGTCTTCGTACTCCTGCGGCTCTTCGGTAGGCTTGTGCTTCTCGACCTGCCAGAACGTCCTACTCTTCGGCTGATCTGCGTTTTTACCCATGAGATAGCCAGCCTTCAGGAATAGGTAACAGAACCCACCGAAGACCAACTCAAGAACCAAAAACTGAACAAACAACTCCACTATTCCACCCCCGTCGAAAAAGTTAAACCTTCGTTCATCGCCCCTTCCCATGGGCTTAATCCTTCGTGCATTATACCATCAATGAAGGCATCTCCGGTATTATTTCTGTAGAGATTGTCAATTCTTTTGGCGAATTGGTCTTGCGGCTTGCTTTCTTCGTGCTTAATTAATGCCGGGTGCGCCTGGTCGATCACCCTGCCGATGATGCTTGCCGTGTCAACCTCGTCGTCATGTTTACCTGCCGGAAACTTGGTGTACTGAGCAATCACGTCATCGCCGTCCGAGCCTTCGGGAATGTGCACCATTCCGCAGCTGGCCATGGCCTGAAACGGCTGGGCCTTGGTTGGTTTGTCGTTCCCGTGTGGGGATATGGGTTCAATCCGGCAAAATGTCTTCTCGTTAAGCATCTGGCGCTGCACGAAACCAGCCACCGACTTCCAGTTGTTGTCATCTTCCGGGAACCAGCAGAAGGGCTTGTGAAGACGAATCAATTGCAATGCCTTGTCAACGGCCTCGTGAATCTTCTCCTGCTGGCGAAACCCACCGAGCATCCAGATATCCCCCCCTGGGTCGATTCCCCACACTCGGAAACAGTTGTAGTCGCTGTCTTCCTCACCAGCCGGGGCATGGTCCGAGGTCATGTACTTGTTCAGGAACTTCGGTTGTGTTCCTGGCCGATACCGTTTGAACCACTCTTTCTTGAAGAAAGTCCCATCGTCGCCGGTCGGTCGCTGCTGGAATAGCCCGTTCCATGTCCTCGGAAGCTTCTTGAACCCCTCGAAATGCTCCGGGGTGAACCACTCAGGCCATAGATACTCGCCGATCTTGCGGCCCAACGGATCATCCTTGCTTTCGCATTGGGCCGGGAGGCAGAGCACATACCACTGTCGCCCGTCGCGGCAGTCGATCAACCCCGTCTCGCCGTCGTAATCCTCGGGAAGAATGCGACTCGATATGTCGTTCTCGGACCATCGGGTCTGGATGATGATTTCCCAGCCGCCGGGGATTAGACGGGTACGTAGGTCGTCCTGGTAAGCGTTCCAGGTGGACTCCTGGACAACCTCCGAATCGGCCTCTTTGCGCCCCTTTACCGGATCGTCAACGATAATTCCGTGAGCCCTGTTGCCAGTAATTCCCGAAAGAATCCCACCAGCCATGTACTCGGACCCGTTCTGTAGCGCCCATTCGTCGGCAGCCGATGTGTCTTTGGAAATCTCCGTCTCGAAAATGGCCTGATATTCTTTGGATCGGACGATCTGGCGAGCCCTGCGCCCGTGCTTTCTGGCGAGGTCGCTCCCATAGCTGGCCAGAATGATCTTAGTCCCAGAGAAACGCCCCATCGCCCAGGTCGGGGCCACAACGGAGCCGTAAGTCGATTTCGCAGAACCGGGAGGAAGAAATATCATCGCCCTCGGATATTCCCCGAGGATAACCTTCTCGATAACGGACAGAATCAGGACATGATGAGCGGCAAGGCCCGTCTCTACCGGCTCGAATATCCAGCAATCTTCGTCGGCTGAGGCTGGTTTGCCTGGGATTGGAACAGCCTTGGCGTAATCCAACAGGCTTTCTTTGGCGCGGTCGCGCCGGAGGATTTCTTCAGCGGCTTGCTTTGGCGTAATTACCATATCTGTTTTTCGTTCCAGTATCCGTCCGCTGAGTGATTGGCATTTTGTAGTAGTGTTTTCGTGTGCTTACATATATGTTAGCTGTTTATGTTTTTTACCAATTCCATAACATCGGAGTAACGCCAACAGGTAGTCCTTACGCCGAGTTTAACGCTCTGCGGAAACTTACCTGATTTTACTCCATCCCACCATGCAGCTTTAGAAATAGGGATTATTTTAAGAACGTCTTTCAACCGCAACAACTTGTCTTCCATGGATTCTCCTTTTAGTTTTCCTTGCTGGCAATCTGCATCAGCTCGTCTCTGGTCAATTGCTTCACGTCCCGAGTCTCAATTGGCCCTCCGTCCTTGCCGGTCAGCTCGGCCCGGTCAACGAACAGCTTTAAGTGCCGCCCCAAAAGCTCAAGGCTGCCCTTCTTATCGGCCAGCTTGAAGCTGGTCTTGATAACGACACTACCCTCACCCCGGCCCAACTCTTCGGTTCTTATCTCCTGGACTGCTGCCCACTGGTCGCGGTTGATCTTTCCTAGATTGACTTTCGCCGCCCCGTTTTCTTCAGGGTCAACGTAATCCTCCATGTTGGCAAATCCCAACTTGGCAATCTCGGCTAAAACTCTTTCCGCCGTAATATCAATCTTTTCAGCGCGTTTGTTCATTGCCTTTTGGACCGCCTCTTGAACCTTGCCCGAACTTAACATCCTTGAGGCAGTAAATTCGGCCGTTTTCGCACTATATCCGGCCCTGATTGCCGCTTGCTTACCATTGAGATCAACAAGGTATTCCCTGACAAACAATGCCTGTTTTGGGCTCAGCTTTTTCTTCCCTGCCATACCGCCCCCTATGGACGAGAAACAATGATGACCTTTGAAAGAGATTCCCCTTGAAAATTAAAGCAAATCTCCGTTTCATAATAGTCATCAAAATTGATGATATTATTACCCTTATTGACAAATAGGGAGCACCCGGTTATTCCCCAATGTTTGTAATAATCATCACCATAATATTTCTGCTCGCCGTTTACTCCGAGTCTCCGCAAAAGCTCAACAACAATTTCTTTGTCGCTGAAGCTTTCCACCGCATTTACTTTGCTTTCCCCTTTAGCTGGCATTGGCTATCTACTCCGCCTTATCCTTCGGTGCATCTGGCAAATCCATCCAGTGCGTTACTTCCCCATCCTTTAACCACGGCTCACCGGTTTCGCAGTCAGCATATGTGGCTTGCCAGTCGTTAAGCTCTTCGCTGTAATATCCGACGACGCACCCAAGACGACCGAAAGTCAAAACCTCTTCCTCTTCTTTCGGAAGCCTCTCTTTAACGCTTATCCATTCATTCATACCAATCTTCCTCTTCATCAAAAACCTGCCCCGTTGCGATCAGATAGCCGACCTCTTTGCACTCTGGACATTCCAAGTAACGAAGCATGGCCGTCTCCGGAAATGTGTGAATGTCCCGGTGGCGGCAGTTGATGCAGATCAGCTCACAGATAGCGTGGGGAAGTCTTTCGGTTATGTCGTGAAGGCTTCCCATTATCGAAACGGACAACTCACGGTTGAGTCAAACTTATTTGCCGGCTTCCGATGAGCCATGACACACAGAAGGTCGTCGCTTCTCATGTGACTACATCCAAATATAGGCTTATTGTCATGTACGTGGTAGTCGTTGAACGGGCATGTTTTGTAGTCGGTTTTCATGCTATTTTATGCCTCATCGATACGGGCATTCCACGCTGAAGTCATGAGGCATACGCCCCTTCTTTTTCGACAAAACGC